ATGCGGCATTTGCTCCATCAAGAACAGGAGCCGCACCACTCGTGGCTTCTACCAGCGTACTATTACTCCAAACATCAAAGCCAGAGTTGGTGAGTAGGTTTTCTTTTAAGACACCGCCAGTAGGCTTAACGTCTAAGCAATGAACTGTAGCCCCACTATCCGATGCCATATACACAGCAGTTACATCAGCATTACCAAGTGTTACTGAGTTGTCTGCTACGCCTGTTGTGGATTGACCAATGACTGTTTGATTTTGTGCAGAATTAGCACTTACGTCCGCCCCAATTCCAATGCAAGTATTATAATCACCCGTAGTAATTAAGTCACCCGCAGATTTACCTATCAGCGTGTTATATTGTCCGTCAGTTATAGCTAATCCCGCTTGCCAGCCCACCGCTGTATTACCTGCGTTTCCATCAATTCCTGTTTGTGCAGTTAATGCTTGGTATCCTACGGCGGTGCTATAATCTCCAGTAACTTCTACTTTAAGAGCTTCAAAACCAACTGCGACGTTACCGATTCCAGATGCGAGGGATTGGAGTGCAGATGCGCCGACTGCTACTGTTCCATTTGCATCTGTGTGAGTAAGAGCACCACCAGCATCATAACCAATAAGAGTACAATTATCTTCATCAGTTATTTCATAACCAGCCGTCCTTCCAATTACAATATTTTTTTCACCTGTAGTTAATTTAGCTCCTGCATTATCTCCAATAGCAACATTCTTTTCACCAGTAGTAATCGCAAACAAAGCATTTGAACCGACACCGACATTGTTTGCTTCTGCTCCAGAAGCACCTTTACCCGCACTAAATCCTACATATGTGTTATCTGCTCCTGTAGTGAACTCACCAGCAGAATATCCAATGCCTGTATTATTGTGGGTTGAATTAAGGTTAAGTGATAATGTCCCAACGGCTGTATTATAGTCTCCAGATACATTGGTCATAAGAGAATTGTTCCCAACAGCAGTATTCCTATGACCATCCGTGCAAGAACCCAATGAATTTGCCCCAATACCAGTATTGAGTTCACCAGCCGTTATATCTTCTAATGATTTATACCCAACTGCTGTATTATAAATAGCCGCTAAAGTAGTTCCTGTCCCCATTGCAAGCTCACCGATTGCAATATTGAAATCTGCACCAACATTTCCAAGTACAGTTCCAGCATTTGTTAAAGCATGATAACCGAAAACTGTATTTGAAGTATTACCATCATTATTCGATAGCGAGATTCGGGAATTGGCATCGACTTTTAATTTGGTTGAATTAGCAACCATTAACTCTACAGAAGTATCAGTTACGCATTTAACTGTCCAGGCGGCATCATCAGCTAAAAATCCTATAGCCCCCCCCGTTGCATAAACATATCCATCTGTCGTGTTCCCACTATCAACGAATTTAATACCAGAACTAACTCCAGAACCTTTAATTATTAAAGAAGTATTATAAGCACCACCATGAATTTCTAATTTAGCGACTGTTGGAGTTGCTCCAATTCCGACATTGCCAGACTTTAATGTCATTACACTATTCAGACTACCAGCATTCATAGTTCTAAAGTGCATCTCCGCATCTTCTGAGCCATCTGAAACATCAATGTTTTTTACATATATTGTTCCATATTCAGTTTCTTCAGGCGTACCAGCATCATTCATTCCTTTAAATCTAATAGTACCAGAAAGGTCGTTGTCGTTGGCGGCTCCGCTTGTTAAAAATGTAATCCCACCAGCATTTGCATTATTCCCAGATTGTTCTATTTTTATAACTGGTTTAGCATCTGTAGATGATTTTAAATGAAGCAATGTATCGGGAACTGTTTCTCCAATTCCGACCAGCCCAGCGGATGTGATACGCATTTTTTCAGTAGCTGAACCAGCAGAAGCAGTAGCAAATGAGATATATGCATCGTCTTTATTAGTAGTATCTGCACCGCTAAAGAATCCCATATACCCAACAGTAGTACCATTCCATTTACCATTAAATGTGCCTATTGCACTCCCAGCTCCTGACCTATTAGCATCCATTATTAAGGCGTTTGATGTATCCCCAGCACTATGAATGGTAATACCTTCGTCTCCAGCATCTGCTTCGATGTGAAGGTTATTTGTAGCTGTATCTGTACCTATAGAAAGGTTGCCATTTGCTGAATCAATAGCAACTCTGGTTGCGTTACTGTCATCTGTATCTCTAAACTTAAATTTTGCACCAGCATCAAATAACATATCTTGACCAGTTTCAAGAATCCTAAGCTGTAACAATCCAGTAGTGGATGATATAGTAGCAATGTCGTGAGTAAAAGTAAGATTGCCACCCATCTTTAATAATGAGTTCGTAGTATCTACTATAAATACATCCCCACCATCACCATCCTTGCGGACAAGGAATGCTTCGGTATCGGTTACATCAATTACTTGCGTACCTTCTAAAATCTCATCAAATGATAAACTACCACCACCAGATACGGTCAAATCACCGCTTATAGTTAAATCACCATCTATCGTCCCACCATTACCGAAATCTTCGACAATGGCTTTGAGCATTGAACTCTGCATACTAAATCTCCACCACTTTCACTGCACCAGTAGTTGTACTGGTTGAGTTATAATTGAAATAAACTGTATTACCAAAACCCTTTGGAACAGTTATAAAAGTAAGAGTGTTTTTTGGAATCACTAAATCATTTGCTGCGGTTACGTCGGTAGTTGTTGTAGAAAAATTAAAATAAATTTCTACCGCAGAATAGACTCCTACTGTAGCAGTACTTGATGATAATAATTTATGGGTTGTGTTTGCGACATCGGCTGAACTGCCAGCAGTTCCTGCGGTTGAGACCGTCCAGACTCCCCCAACTGTTGCATTTAAGGCTTCCTGGACTGAATGTGTATGTAAATCTGCCATTTTTTCTTCCTCTCTAAGGTTTGACTACCGTGAACGAGACCGTTTCAGGGGTAGAGTTATTTTTTGATCATTTTTTTTGCTGCTTTCTTTACAGCTTTCTTAATAGAACGCTTTTTAACGGGCTTAATATAGGGCATATCGCTATGTTCTCCCTGTACCCTTATAAACCCATGACTTTTAAGTTCATCGAGTTTTTCGGGGTGTTTTTTAAAGACATCATCCTCAAGCCTTTCCATTCTTCCAATTTTTGGTGATTTCCAATATTGCATAGTTTCTCCATTAGACTCAGGGGGTCAGACCAACCAACCCCCTAAGTCATTTGTCATCCTGGAATTAATCTACGTTAGTAAATTTAACTCCTTTGATATTATCAGAATCATCGAGAATCTTGGCTCCGTACACCATATCGGCGACGATTTTGGTTCCAAGAGCATCAATGGAATATTCCGATTGAACACGAACATCCTGTTGAACGGCGCAAACTCCAGCAGACTTGTGGAATATAGCCCCTGCTATTGTTGAGCTTGTTCCAGCGGTGCTGACTGTATTAGACATATAGACATCAATGCCGTATAGACTTCCAACCATTCCAGAACGCATACCTCGATTACCTTCACCAACTGCGTCATTACGAATAAAGTATTGAGCAATTCCAGCAGAAGGATTCAAGATGTCGGCGAATAAGGTTGGATTAACAACCATTGCACATTCACCATCCATATAAGGGACATCGTTTTCGCCTAAAGTAGCAAGTGTTGATTCAAACACTGCTGCCGTTAAAGTATCATCGGCAGATAATGCTTGAGATTGATTTAAGCCATCTAATTCAGCCCAAATATCAGCATCTAATTGTCTTGCTAAAGCCTCACCCATCATACGAGTGTACTTTTCAACAAGGTCAGCTTCAGATTGAATGAGCGTAATATCCTCAAATAATTTTCCAACATATTTATGTTTATTTAAGGAGAGTTGAGTTTCGGTTGTTGCAGTTGCATCATAAGAAACATCTGAACCAGCCGCTTTATCTGAAGCACTCGCAATAGAGATTTCGGGGACATGAACCACATCGCCATATCCTTTTGATCCTACCAGCGCAGAATAATCTTCGATCAATCCTCTGAACACAGTTTTACGTTCAAAAAATTTATAGATGCCGTCACTCCAGATTTCAGGAATGAAATATTGTTCAGTAGTGTTTGTTGCTGCACTACCTTGATAATGTTTAGCCATTTTTTAAATTTACCTTTTAATATAGCCCTGTAGTATATCGCCCCAATTTGAACGCCTTTCTTCAGCGGTCATATCCACCCAATTTTTATTGGTAGGATTAGTTGATCGTGCAGGGGTTCCACTTGTAGGGACTACATTATTAATTTCTTGATTTAGTTTATCAGTTAAAGTACGAAGTTGAGTCACGGATAAATCTCCGAATGATTCTTTATCTTCATCACTTAATGCGTTAAGCAGTTCATCACGATAGGCTTCTTCAGCACTCTTCAGTCTATTGTAGTCGGTTTCCATTGAATCTATATGACTTTGTCTTTTCTCGGCAATTTCTTTCCATTCGTTTTGTTCTGCCAATCGTTCATCTTCTTGCTTTGATATGCCAGATTGCAATTCAGCAAGTTTAGTCTCTGCTTCTTGTGCCCTGTTTCTATACTTCTTGCTCTCTGCAATCGCAGCACCCAACTCAGGACTGATCTCAGGTTCTTGCTTCTGGCTATTAGTTGCCACCTCTTGTGCGGTATCTTGCACGGCTTCTTTGTTTAGTTCAGACATTCTGTCCTCATTTTATTATGTTTAAATTAAGTCATAAAATATATTTTTAAAAAATAAGATTTGTACATTTTACTTTTCCGTGTATGTATGGGCTACCAATTGACATTTACAATTAGAACCACATACACTGAACCCCGATTGTGGCAATCCTATATTCGCTATTTCTTCTAAGGTTCCTATCTCATCATGTCTCATAGCACAATCATCGCATATATTCTTACCCCTTGTTTCCCATCTAAACTCTTTTACGCCCGCTTGTTGAAATTCGCTCATGGCTGATGTATTAGCGGAATAGGTGACTCCATTTCTAACCGTGGATTTGAATTGATTTTTTAATGAACCGAATATTCTACCTCCAGTTCGTAGGTCATTTAAAAGAACATCTTTAATTGCTTGATTTGTCATTCCTGTTGCAAGCATTGTGGATACAGTCGTGTTTATCTCGATTGCTTTTGTAGCCGCAACTCCTGATAACTGGTTAGACAGGATAATCGTCATTGAATCTTCTACGGGTTCAGGCACGGATCAACTCTCTATTGATTCTATTTTCAACCATTTTTAGGACACGCCCTTCAACTGTCTTAGATATTCCAAACCATTCTCTTTTAGGTAATCCTGGATGATTTACTTTCTTAGTATATACTATCCCATCTGCGGTTTTAAATCTAAGAGACTTTGCTGTTTTTGGGGTAATAGTATAAGGACTTGTTCCAGCTTGATGAAATTTCCCTACATCTTTTTGAGTTACCGATGTCCCTGGATATTTTCTTTTGTCTCCTGGAGATATTGTTACAATCTGTTTTTGCTTAGTTGCTTTTTTAACATTCAACCTTCTCATCTTGTCAGAATCAACTAATATCTTACTATGTCCTTTACTGGCAACTGTATTAGGGCTTAATGGTGTCATGCTTCTCCCATCTACTCCTAACCCCCTATCTAATCTATCAATATGATCTTGCCTAACAATGAACCCACCTAAATTCAATTCCTTAGAGATGTCAAATTTAATTTTTTTTAGATCAAATTTCTTATCAATTCTTATATTAGTTTTCATCAAGTACCCTCTTTGCAAATTTCTTACCAACCTTACTGGCTTGCTCTATCTCATCAATATGCTCTTTTAAAAAAGCATCTCCAAGTAAAAGCATATATCCTTCAGGGTCTTTTAATAGTTCATCTAAATTAATAACATCTAAAATCTTTTCAGCGTTCTCTGATACAATATCTTCTAAAGCTTGTAATTTATTTAGATGTTTTTCAATTAATTGTGCCAAGTTTTCTTAATCCTTCAAACGCTGGTTGAACAGGTTGGGTTGCTTCGGCTGTGATCCTTGCTTCTTCTCTTACTTCACCCATTTTAGAATCCAATTCTTCATCAGTCATATCGGGATTGAAATATAATAACAATTCCTTTTGAGTCATTATACCCTTAGCGAGTTTCCAATCAAGCCATGCACGTTCCTCTTGGGGTGACATAGGATAAGATACTTCACCGAAATCAACAGCGTAATCTTCAGACAAACTTAATAATCCGTGCTTTTCAAGGATTGTTCTGTCAATTAAATATCTGCTATGCTCCCACTCTCTAAACAAGGACTCATCTGTTTCTCTTGATTCTAAATTTTCTATTTCTAAAATTCTCAATGCTTCACCACTCGGAGTATTACCGCCTGATTCGCCCCATCTAATTCTGAGTTGATTGTTCTCAGCAGTTTGATTTGCCATAGACTTAACCGCTTCAATGAGTTCGGTTAATGTACCGCCTGGAGTAACGTAAGAGAAAGATGCTCCTTCAGGCAGGATTAAGGCATGGTCAATTCCACTTTTTAGTTTAGCTTGCCCTTCTTCAATACCAGTAAAGACTGGTTGCCCTAATCTGAACCTAACACTCAAGGCGATTTCAGTCATAGCCAAACCTATATGCAGCCCAGCCCTTACAACGTCATAAGCATTAGAAGTGTATTCAACCTTACTGATAGGATTAATTCCATAAGGGTTAGTCATGTCTTCATTACCAGTTACTGCATATCTTTGACCTTTCTCATTAAACTCAAAGTGCATCCCTGGAATACCGTCTCTATCTTCACTCCAGAATACATATCTCTTTTTAGTGCCAGTCGATTCTATTTCATAGGCATAACCATAAGGCTCTGAATCACCAGTAAAATAAAACTCTTTGACATGGGGTAGGACTTCGTATTCAATTCTTTGCTTTCTTTCATTAAATCTCGTTTTCATCCAACAACAACCCAGCAACCAACCTAACTCAGCGAACTCCCTTGTCTTGCTGTTTATCTTATAAGTAACAGCATTGTATTCTTCACTCACTTCTCCTCCAATTAATCTTTGGGGAACTTCTTTATATAACATCATCCTTGCTCTCGCAAATCTGGGTACACAAGATTGTACGAATGGAGGAACCTGACTTAAACTATCTGAAGCAAACCACGGTTCTATGTGGCTGTCTAAGTTTTGATTGTAATAGAAATCAAGACTTTCCATTAGATTAGAATTTTGCTGACTGATGTAATTCTTGTATGCACTCTTTACGGATGCAAGGACTACAGACTCAGATAGTTCAGGGATTACAACACGATTAACTGACCTGCCGAAATTATACATTTTTCTTTTTCCTTTTATGGTATTGGATTGATGTTCTCCCTTGCTTTTGTAATGCTTTATTCAATTTTCTTCTCTTTCTTTTGCGGTCTTTGGCTCTTTTATTTGGCATCAGTTACCATCTCTGAGTTGAGCCTATCATTCTACGAATAGGAAACTTGTGTGAAACGGCATATGAACAAGCATCGAGTGCGTGAGTGAGTTCCATATTATCTTTCGCCAATCCACCTCGCTTATCTCTTTGACACTGTTCTAAGTCTTTCACTAAGTAAATACAAGAAGGATCAACAGTCATACCGATATTCCCATCAGCATCTTTCAGCTTTCTATTTAAAGAATTGAGTCTGTCTATGTGGCTTGGATGCGCTTTCTTTGCTCTTATTAGAAATCCGTGCTCCCTCAGGATTTGATGATCACTTCTCCTTGAGGTGGTTGAACGTGCCTTGCCAGCAGGGTCTGGATAACACTCAATGTTAGGTGCAATCTTTTTCATCTCAATAGCCAATTCTTCTGTGTTGCTATTCTTCAATCGTATCTCATCAAAGAAGTGTATTGTGCTGTCGGTGTATTCACAGGCAAGAGTAGCGGTCATGAAATCCACGTTGAAGTCCACTCCCCACCATAGCTTATCAGATAACTCCCCTGCCTTAGTACAATGCGTCTCTCTGTCAAAATTGTATGCTGCTCTATTACCAGTGGTTTCAAAACTTCCTTCAAATTCTTGCTTAAATATGGACAAATCCATAGTCCTTCTGGCTCTTTCTATTTCTTCCTTAGGAACCCAACCACCTTCCAGGGTAGTATATTGCCAACTACTCCAATCATCTTCAGCCTGTCCCCTTTGATATAGATCATACATAATATCAAATCCTGAAGGAGTACCAATGAATAATACTTCACCATTAGTAGTGGCTAACATAGGCATAATGATTTCTTCCCATACATGGGGCTTAATGTAAGCCATCTCATCCATTACGCACTTAGTTAATTCAACACCTCTTAGATTGTTCTCGTTATCTGCCCCCTTAACTGCTAACTCAGCACCATTCCCAAAGGTTACACTCATCTCTGATTCATTTAACTTAGCATCTTCAAAGGAATTAAACATCTGCCTCAATACTGGAAAGACAATCATCTTCCCTTGTCGGTAAGTCGGTGTTATGAACCATCTCCTTTCATTGGGTTGGAAAGCATCTTTCAATAAGTACATAAGACTCAATATAGTTTTACCCCATCTACGTCCAGCAACAATAACCTTGAAACGAGCAGGGTCATTAAGGATGTCTCGCCTTGTTTTGTTTACCGACCAATCAATCATCTAAATTATAATATGTAGTATCCCAAATAAATCCAAACCTGTTAGGGTTTTTCATTACCTTAGGGTAATAATCTCTTTGAGACTTTGGCAAGGGTATCTTAGCAATTATCTTTGTTTTATTCTTCATCTATTACCATCACTTGAATTGGTTCTGATTTAGTAGTGCGTTCCTGACGTTCTAACGCTTTACCTTCTAACCTTTCTACAATGAATTGTATGGCTCTTAGGTCGCCTCTCTCAGCCAGTTGAAACAGTTTAGCTATAACTACTTCCCTTCTCTCTCTTTCACCCACCTTGCTGAAACTGAACTCTTTTATTAAATCGGTATATGCATTGCGCCTTCCGTTAGGATTACCAGACTCACCTTTCTTCCATCTATTACCTATGGTGTTTCCTTTCGCAAAGTCGCCATTCTCTTTATGATTTGGGCGTTTCTTTTGCGTTTGTTTATCACTCATACTCTTAAACTCAGTTCGGTTTTTATTTCTTCTTTTAAATGATTCACAACCTTATCAATGAAATCGGTTTGTCCTAAGTCTTTTTCAATTACGTTTAGCTTATCAAGTAACTCGTCAATAGTTGAGTTTTTTAATTTATCTGCGCAGTATTTTTTTTGTTGTTCAATTATTTCATAATGTGGTTTTAATGCTATCTCATAGTCAGCTATCTTTTTTAAGGAGTGCAGCTCTTTTATACTAAAGCTGTGTATCTTCTTATAAAATTCTTTATTATCCATCGTATTCAACAAGCCCCATCATAAAAGGTCTATTTAGTTTTGTAATCAATTCTTTTATCTTTTCTGTGTCTATTTCATAAACGTCAAACTCAAGCCGATAGTTCCCTGTGGACTTGAGATTTTTAATACCAACTAATTCAGTTGT